GCTTTAACGCAATCATCCCGCACTCATACAAATCTTTCTCTGCTTTTTCGTCATAGGTGATATCAACCTTCACATACTTGGTGGGGTCGGGGCGAGACTTCCCAAATCTAATTATACCAAGCCTCCTCGTAGTCTCCCCCTTTTTTGCTTTCCTACATCCAATTATTTGCTTTGCGTTTTTCATATATTGCTTTCCCCTTTTGATAGTGTTCGGATTTGTTGTGGTTTTTGAGTAGGTCATCGGGGTTGCCTCCGGTGAACATCGGATTCTCGTGTTTGAATTGGATATGTCTAGCCTCAACTATCACCCCATCCTCGTAAGCTCGGTCGGTTACCTCGTTGTCGGAATATATGCCATCGGATTCTTGATATTCCGGACAGAACATCTCGCCCTGCTTTTTTAGCCTAGATTGCGTCATAATAGCCATACAGAGGAGCTTGTCTTGCCGTAGCCCATCAGATACTGCCAGCACTTTCTCTTGCGTTGTATCCCCCATAGCGGTCGAAATTAGGGCATCCCAATGGCGGGGGGGTGTCCAGTCATCGCTCATTTGAACGATAATGTCCCCTTTGGCTATTTTTGCCCCTGCGTTCCAAGCGTTGACGATGCCTCCGGGATTCACTCGGATTGCTTGGTGGGGGGTGTAGTCAACGGCCTCATCGTGATCTACCATAAACAACCATTCAACCTCTAGTGGCTTTTGGGCTAGGGAAAGCCATTGCCAGCGTCTTTGCCAAGCAATTTGTGGTCTCCCCTTTGTGGCGTGGATAATGCTGATCTTGGGGGCGGGTCGCATCTTCTTAATCTTTTCAGCTTCGCCAGCCTCTCCCACACACACCGAAGCTGTCTCATATAAGTCCATCGCTTGCCAGTTGTAAATCGCCTCGACAAGATTCCAGTAGTGAGACTTCGGCCTATGCAAGGTCATACAAGCCCTAATAGAGCCATAAGCTTTAATCCAGTTGCCCTTGCCAGACCAATGATTTGCTATATAAAAATAAGCCTCTCTGCGGTCTGGTTGTAAGGCCACGGCTTGTCCAAGGTAAGTAAGCCTCTCGTTTTCTGGAACAATCCTTCCCAAGTTGCAAAGTACATCATACCGAAGTGTATCCTCTAGGTCCGGGAAAGACAATGCTCGCATACTAGAATCAATGCACTTTTCGTGTTGATTGGACAAAAAGTATTCTTGAGCTTGATAGTAAAGAGAGTTAGCCGCTGGGGCTAGGGTATCGGCCAAAATGTTGAAATTCCTTTCTGCACTTCTCGGCTTGTATCCGTGAGGCTTGTGGATGCGAAAAATCTTGTCGACGCCAATCGTCTTGTTTGGCTCTTTGCAAACCAGCATTTCGTGAACTCGATTCTTCCAGCTACAAGTACCCCTCTTGGAAATTTCTTCTCGGAGCGGGATGAGCCCGGCATTGTCTACATTGTATTTTAACGCCACAAGGTGAGCGTCTTTTTGAATGGCAAGGTCAATAGCCTCCTCGACAACCTTCGCCCCGTCCTCGGCCATTACATCGTCAGCATCTACCCATAAACACCACTCGTTTGAACACGCACCAAGAGCCGTGTTCCTTGCGGTTGCGAAGTCGTCTATGTGAGGCCAATCAGTTCTTTGATTCTGGTAGTGAACGATCTTCGCTCCAAGCCCACTCGCAATCTCCTCGGTCTTGTCGGGCGTAGCTGACCCCCTAGAAATACAAACAACCATTTCTTTTGCGATGGGGGCAAACGACTTGAGGCAACGCTCAATGTATTCTTCTTCATTGCCTGCTATTAGGTAGACTGAAATAGGATATTTCACTTCAATAGGATTTCTAACTGCAATAAGGATGTCAATTAAATGTGTTTAGTTATTCATTAGGCTGCGGTAATGGTGAGGCTAGGCGACCAGCCAGTTGTGGGGATTATTCCGCTGGTAACTTGTTGTACGCTTGTATTGTCATAGATTACTTCGACATTCCCATCACAATCGTAAATACCATAATATCTGTAAATCCAGTAATTGGCCTCTAGTATGACAGAAACTCTGAATACAGTTATATTCACATTATCTGAATATGCCTCACAATAAATTTGACCTATATTAAATGAATATGCATCTGTTCTATATTCTGTGCTACTAATTTTGCTTAAAGATATTGTCTGGCCTATGTTAAAAGTATCAACAACATTGATCGTATTTGTGGTCGCCACAACAATCCCGCTAGGTGCGGCTCCCCCGCCAGAAGCAACAATAGCTGTCCTGCTACCGCTTACGGACATTCCGTAGCCGTAACGAGCCATTTTAGTCTCCGATAGCTAGGACTACGCCAGAATGGATTCGGAAATTGGAAACATCGCCAGCGATATAAGCACCAGCAGGGATAGTTACAGAGTTAGCCGCCGTTACGCTTGCAATCGAACTCATACCAGTAACAGTAGATGTGATTGAGAAGAACTTGGTTTCTGTGATGGCTACTAGGCCAGCAAATGTGCCAGTAACAGAACTCGCTGTGGTGGTAACATACTGCGTTCCGGGTCTAGCGGCGTGTGAGATTTGATCGTAGTAAGGTTCAGAATTGGAAAGGTCTGACATAGTTTTATTATCCTTGTGTCAATTAAAAGAAAAAGGAGGAGCAAGGTTTCCCCTGCTCCCCCTTCTTCGGAGGAAACAACCAACCAATCTTTAGCTGTAAGTCGTGGTGATACGGACGGCGGCGTTCGCATCAATGACTTTCTCCGCTGTGTTCATACGAACACGGAGAACATTCGAGCGACGAGCCTCGTCACGATAGCTCTCGGAGACAAAACCACCGGGAGCGTCATCAGACCAGACCAATGTGCGTCCTAATCCACCAGCGGTGAATTGACCGCTAGCAACATTAGCAACAACGATCTTAGTGTCGGGAACAATGAACGAGCCAGAATAGCTCTTGTTCTTGTTCGCTGTGTTGTAAGCCGCACGACCGATGTAAACATTGTCCACACCAAAGGCGAGGGCAATCTGTTTCTCATCGAGGAGACGGCCACCAGTATTAGAAACAACTCCGTAGAATTGATTCTGCAAGAGGGTGGTACGACGAACTCTCTCGTACACATTGGCAGACATAATCACCGCATTGGCCTCGTAACCCAGCTTGTTTAGCGCCAATTTGCCAGCCGCAACATCCGCAGGGGCGTTGATGGTCGCAAGGTTAGCTTCGGTGTAGTTGGCCGTAGGGCTTAAATCAGCCGTGGTGAAGGGAGTCGTTGTTGCCCAGAGCAAGTCAGCCACCCGCTTTTCGTGGGAGAGCTTGACCTGACGGAGCAAGAACTTCGCTGTTTCTGCCTCGATTGCAAAGAAGCGTGAAGCATCCGAACGGAAGGAATCGTCCAACAATTCTTCCAAGCCGGTTTCAATACAATCGTAGGTATCAGAAGTGAATTTCCGAACCGCACGAGCGTATTCAGAACCAGCATTCCGCTTGGCCGCATCGGCGTTCAAGAGGTCAGCATCAGCCGTCTGCACCTTGAGGTAAACACCACTCTTTGCCGATACTGGCAGGAGAGGCATAATGTCTGCACCGATCATACCGATCTGTGCGGGGGCTTCAATCAACGCTTGGTTGATGTCTGCACGAATGGTCGTGCCACCAGAAATAAAGCTCATTTTATATTATATTCTTTCTTTGTTTGTTGTTACTATTGTTTAGAACAATGGAACTGCGATTTCGATAACCGCCGATGTTGCCGTGGCCGCTTCAAGAGCGATTCCAGCAGTCGAGAGGTTAGCCGCAAGCGTGGTTACTTGGCCAGCCGCATCGAAGAACACCGTGTTGCCAACTGCCACCGTACCAGAGACGGTTGCGAAGAAGGTTGGGTGAAGCATCTTGACGGTCACGAAGCCACCAGCGGGAGCATCTTCTTGAGTTACTCCGATGGTTTTGTTAGCACCAGAAACAGCAACATTTACGAAACCCGCCGTGGTGGTGTCGGGGGTAACGAACCGATAAGCCGAAACAGCAGAGGCCGTTCCGAATGTACGGAAAACATTATCAACTTGAGTAGACATTTTAGTTTATCCTTTTGTTAGATTTTGATAATGCCACGGCTTTTTGCCTCGGCATATTCAGTTGGGTTAGATAGCATCACGGCTTGCATAGCCTTGAGCTTTGAAGTTCCGTAATCGCTATGGGCGGCTACGAGTTCTTCAAAAGTTTTGGGTTCAACCTTTGCAGGGGCTTCAACAACCGGTGAAGCAGAGATGGGCTTAATGCCAAACTCTGTGAGAACTGCTTTCAGTTTCTCGGCCATCTGCGTGT